ATTTCGAGTTTCGCCTTGGCATATTGCTCGGGCGTTAAATTTAATTTCTTGGCCAGACTCATTTCAGATGGATTCAAACGAACCCTCTTAGGAGCAGTTGACCTTGTAGCCGGTGCTACCACCAAACTTCTTCGAGCGACTGGGCGCTCATTTTGTTCCGCTTCTTCCTCGAATCGCTCGGGGAAACGCTTGCGGATAGTTGCGTCTATCTTACGATAATACTCTTGTGATGAAACCTGAACACCTTCGCGCTTGAGCCTTTCGTGGAGGCCTAGAGCCAAACTGGTCATCTCTTCATCTTCTCCGAACCACGGATTTTCCTGTTGCCATGCTTGCGCGCTGGGGTCAGGACGGAACTGTGGTGCCGGCTGTGACTGCATTTGTACAGGAGTTTCTTCCTCTTGTAAAGCAGGTGGACGAAAATTCTTTACTTTTTCGGTTTTGAGGGTTGCTTGGGTAAGACGCTCTTGGGCTTCCATCACCTTATCAGTGTCGCCAGAATCATAGGCTTCACGATAAGCGCGCTTGGCCGCTTCCATCTCCATAGCCACAGCTTTCTGAACGCTCATAAGCACGTTCTTCTCGCTGTTATTTAGGTTTGACTTAAGGCGCTGGTTCTCTTGCATCACCTTTTGAGCAAAGGCAACAGCCTCTTGTTGCTCTCGTATTGCGTTGTCTTTCTCACGGCGTTCATCGTGAGCCAGCTTCTTCATCTGGATTAGCTTCTTTTTGACCTTACTGGAATAGTCTTCCAGCTCATCGTTATAAAGCTCTTCCTTCACATTGTCCGGCAGAGGAGGCTTACCGCGATCCTCTTCAGGCGTGTTGTCTTCTACGTCAATGATGATCTGTTCATCAGTTTGATCGTCTTCTGTGGTGACCTTTACGTCATCCTGTTCATCGGGAAATTTAAATGTACTCATGTCGCTCCTTATTTGCGGCGGATGCCACGTGGATCGTCTACTACGCCCTCAACAGAATCGTCATTGATCACACGGAATTCCTTGCCGTGAATGACCAGTCGCGTTCCTGAGTTGGGTCTAATCAAAATAAAGTCACCCTTCTTGCAGTACGGGCCAGATGGGAATCGGCTTGCGTCTTTGTAGCAGTCTGGGCCCATGTCTACTACGAATAACACAGTAGTCAGGGTTTCCTCAATCATGAGAGTTTCTTCCGCTTTTACGAGTCCGGAGTCTCCGTATTCTTTTTCCATATCGGGTATGGCACAAAGAATTCTGTAACCAGATGGGCGGGGAAGTTGTTTAGCCTTCTCCTCTGGCTTTGTGTTCAAGATCTTGGATAAATCCACAGCCTTGGTTATATCGAGATTAGAAATCTCACTCGTCATCGTCATCGTGGTTGACTCTTTCTTGTAGGTCTATGATGTATAAACGTGCAGTGAGTAGACCTTTCACCTCTCCGCACATCTTCTTGTACTCCGCAAAGTCTTCAGCCTTGCCATCGGCTATTGACATTTGGAGTTGGGATACTTTGTCATCTATCTTTGAAGCTAGAAGTTTTAGGTATTTGTCGATCATTGTTTATTCCTCATCATGTCAGCCAAGAGTTTGCTCTTCTCTGACTGGGCGTCTTGGGCTAGTTCCATCTGATCTTTTTGTATCGTAGCCTGCAGGCGCGCCATATCAATTTCCTTTTGGGTAGCGATACGGTCACGCTCGATCTGCTGCTGTGATTGTTTGAGCTGGGCATCAGTCGCATCCTTCTGAGCCTTACGCTGCACCTCTTGACCCTTGAGCGCCAGCTCTTGCTGTTGCATTTGGATAAGGGGATCTTGTTGCAATGCCGCCGCTTGAGCCTGTTGGGCCTGTGCGGTATTTGCCTGTAACAACTGGGCGCTTGCCTGTGCGATGAGCTGTGACAGCTGGACTTCCACATCCTCTGGCAATTTCTCGTTCGGGGCGGGCATTGGCACACCCATTTGCTTCTCTATCAACTGACGATAGTGGAAACCTAAGTGTTCGGCAATGTGAGCCTGCATAGAAGCCATGATCTGGTTGGCCATTGGGTTCTGACCCACCGTCTTTTGAATCAACGGGTCTTGCATAAACGTCTGGTGCGTAGCAATGTGGGCTTGTTGATCTTGGTAGATAAACGCCTTCATCGGCATACCTTTTAGCGCGGCCATGTTCTCGCTGACTGGGTCTTTTGGCATTTCATCATCAGGCAACGGCACTAGCTTCTGGGCGTTCTTAATTCCTAAGACATCAAGCATCTGTCTATGTAATTGAGGTAAATCATAGATCTGGGGAGCTTGCTGGGCCAGCTGTATCACCGCCTGATATTGAACAATCTTCTGCGCCATCGTGGCCGCATTAGGATCGCTCACAGGGATTACATCAACTAAGTCGTAATCAGATCGCTTGGCTTTGCGGGATCCTTCTTCTGGCTGGTAAGAGTATTCATCAGGTGTGTAGTCTCTGATAATGTCGCGCAGAAGAGCCAGTTCTTGCTTAAAGGAATAGTGAATACGCGCCTGTACAGCGGTCATTACCTTTAACTGACGCTCAAGGATGGCCAGTGTCGTACCAACGGGAGAGTTGGCAGACATATCGGCAACTTGGATGTCAGCTGCAGACGCAAACTTACGGCCTTCTTCAACAATCTTATCGAGAAGAGAAGCCAGAACCTGTGACGGCTCTTTGTATGGCAGAGGCATGATGTTCTCTGCAATAGATCCGCTTGGAACGTCCACATCGCGCCACTCAGCTGGGCCGATTGGGGTGTCATCTCCCTTGACCCGCAGGCCACGGGTCTTAAATCCACCGGGCAAGTTGGCCAGAGTACCAGCATCTACCAATTGGCGCAGAATAGATGTACCAGACTTGGCAAATGCGCCAACAAGGTGAATTAAACCGAAGCAGTAGAAGCCAAAGCCTGGGACGTAGCCATAGTGGACGTAGTGCTGGCGCTTAGTGTGGAGTTTGTCGCCTTGCTTCCAGTTTCTGCGGATAGCCAGACACTTCATGCTTCCATATTCAATGGTCACGATGTAAGGTAAAGCAATTCCTGTAGGTTCGCCGTCTTTATCGGTGTGCTCGTAGCCTTCAAGGTCGAGCTCTACGTTCATCTCAAGGATTTTGTAGCGGTCATCCGACAAAGCGCGGAATCCCATTTTTTCAGCAATCTTTTTCTCTACTTCATCCAGCGTATTGTTGGGCTCTCCCAAGTCAATGTCGGCATAGAATCCAGCAACCTGTAATTTACGGAGTTCGTTTTCCGTCTTTCGCATAACGTGCGTAACGCGAGGGGACGTTTGAATGTCGGACGCGCCGTAAGGCACAACCAAATCTTCAGCCGGGACGAATATTGATGTTTGTCTGTCAAAATTTGGATCAAAGTAAACTTTCTTAAAAGCATTTCCTGACAATCCTAGACCCCAGACCATTCTTTCGTGCTCTGGCCTGAACTCTGTCATCACATCTGTCAGCTGATAGTTCATATCATCTTGAACACGGGTGGCAGCGTCTTTTTTCTCGGGGGTTTCCTTGCCAATGATCTGGGTCTTCACTGGCCCAGCTGCAGGAAACGTGCTCATCATGATCTCAGCTTGGAATTTAACCAAAGCTTCTGACAATAATGGGTGATAAACACCGCAAGCACCAATCCAAGGGTCGGCTCGCTCTTCAATCTTCATCCCCAAGAGCTCCAGACCGTCTACATAAGTCTGCATCCAGTCTTTTCTTGAGTTGACGTCATCGTCATAGTCGCCAACTAGGTCAGTCACTATCCCAGTGACAATAGATTCGTCTAAATAATCAACTAAGTTAGCGTCAAAGTCATCTATCTCTTCGCCGCCAATCTCTATTTCCATCCCACCAACGTTAATTGTCACCTCTTCAGGGTCAACAATCTCAATTTCAATGCCGCCATCCTCTTCGGTATCAGGCATTAGGGCTTCTAAACCCTCTGGTGCGGCGTAAAGTGATTTTTCAATGGACATATGTATCCTTAGTAGTAAGAAACTTTGCGTCTAAACGAGCGAACTTCGTCCTCTTC